CACATCCTAAAATTGATATTAAACTTATGCAAGCCAAGCAGATTGTTGCTTCTGTGGTTTTCCCGGACTTATTTAACGCCGAACTGCAAGACTCTTATGGGGTGAAAGAACCCGAATCCCTGCTTTTTGCAATGCTAAATGAAGCTGGCGAATATCAAAACCTAACTATGTTTATACAAAAATACAACAAGCTAAATGTTTCTTTAGATGAAAAAATAGAAGAAGCAAAAAACTAATAGAGGGCGACATCGAAGGTAGCTTCCTGCACTTTGCAATACAAAAGCACGGATGGAAGCCCTCAGAACTTGAACAATGGCTCGCTTGTGAGGCAGAAATGAAAGCTTTTTATTTCGCTTCTATGCAAATTAAGTCAAAGCGGGATAAAGAACAAGAACAGAAAGCAAAGGGCAGACGAAAATAAGTTTGCCCTTTGCTACTTTAGCAGAAAGGCGGTAATTATGCAGGATAGCTTAACCCCCATTTTAGAAACACAACATGCTGCATTAATGCAAGTGAATAATGCGTTCGAAACCGTTAGCATTACAATGAACAGCTTCCAATGGGTAAGCCCGCCGGATGTAGAATTTTTTGCAAATAGTGATTTGGAAAAATTCCAACAAGAAATGAACACGATAAACGAAATACTTACAAAAATTGCAGAATCGCAGCTTGTCATTAGCGAACAAGCTGCAAACATGAATATTTTACCGCCAAACGCTTCGACCTTAAATACCACTTTGCAGAACATGGAGCAAAGTATCAACATCAATACAAAAGCCCAGCAAAATTTTAATGTTGAAATAAGCAAAAGCGAAAAAGAAGCAAGTAAACTAAAACAGATACTTTCCGGTGTCTTTAACATGTCTAATGCAAAATCTGTTGTAAAATGGCTACAGCAATCCGTAAACCTAACAAATGAAAAGTTACGTATTGAAAACCAACTTGCAACTGTAATGCGCAACCGTGGCGCAACCTACGAAGAATTTGTTAGGCTACAAGAGATATCCAAACGAATACAAGCAGATACCAACGGCATGATAAGTTCTTCGACAATGATGGGGGCAGCTAACGAATTAGCTCAACATGTTGGAAACATAGATGCTATAGAAATTATGATGGATTCCTTGGCAGATTTTGCTGCGGGGGCGGGTAATGTTTTTGGTGCGACAGCAGAAAGTATGGCAGCACATGCAAGATATTTTACGCAGGCAATGGCAGGTAATTATCGTATGCTTGAACAACGTGCCGGTATTTCCTTAACTGAAACGCAAAAGCAAGTAATCCGATACGGCAATGACATGCAGCGAGCGTTGATGATACAAGATATCGTTGGCGCATCATGGGAAGGGGCTGCCGACCGAATGGCGCAAACCCCGGAGGGTATGAGGGTTGGCATGATTAACGCTTTTAATAGTATTAGAAGCAGTATTGGAGCGCAGCTATTACCAATGTTGATGATTCTCTTCACAACAATACAAGAACATATGCCACAGATTGAAGCGATATTGCATAGTTTGCTACCGCCCATTCAGTTTTTAATAGGTTTATTGGGGCAAATAATAAATATTGTTTTTGGAGTTTATGATGTGATATCAAGCAACTGGGGAATGATTGCACCAATTATATGGGGCATCGTTGCGGCATTTGCGGCGTGGAAATTAGCAACGATGATACTTGCGATCAAGAAGTGGATTTTAACAACTGCGATATGGGCAAAAACAGCGGCACTTCTAGCAAATCCGTTAATGTGGATAGTTGTATTAATCGGCACGCTAGTTACTGCAATAATGGCGTGGATTAATCATATCGGCGGCTTACGCATCGCTTGGTTATATGTGGTGAATGCTTTAAAAACCACATGGGATGCACTGCAGATAGGATTTCACACAGGTATCCACTTTGTTATGGATTTATGGGATAGGTTCAAGTTAAAAACTATGGAAATAGCCGTAGCCATAGCAAATTCTATTGGAAATATGCGAGTAAATGTGCTAATGATTCTTGAGAACATGATTAACAGTTCAATGAATATGATTAATAGATTTATTGAAAGATTAAATCGTTTACCATTTGTAAATATCAACACAATCGAGCAGGTTTCTTTCGGAGTAACAGCGGCAGCAGAAAACGAAGCAGCACAACAAGCCCGTAATGCTGCGCTTAATAGATATAGAGCCGGAATAGAAGCCGGAATCGCCGAAAGAGCAGCTATACGTGAGCAGATGGTTACGGATGCACATACTGCAATGACAGACAGATTAGCAGAAATTCACGAATTGAGAGCCGCAGCCGCCGAAGAAGCATACGCCCCCACCACCAACCCATGGGATACCGACCCGTCCTTCTTTTACGGCAACGACGGCTTCGGCTCGCTTGGTAGAGACGTGTCCGATATATCCTCTAACACGGGTGCAATAGCAAGCATAACAGGCGAAAACCTCAAATACTGGCGTGATATTGCAGAGCGGGACAGCATAAACCGCTTTACCACGGCAAAGGTTGATGTACGCATTGCCGGCATAACCAACAACGTAAACAATGAAATGGATTTGGACGATGTTATCGATTACATCGTCGACGGCGTAGAAGAAGGAATCGAAACGACAGCAGAAAGGTGTGAGGTTTATGTATGATTTTTGCCTAGACAAAATCCTTTTGCCCGTTGCCCCACCGGAGCTGAAAATCGGGGTTAAAAACCAAAACCGCACACTAACCCTAATCAACTTCGGGGAAATAAATATCCTGCGGAAAAAGGGTTTAACGGATATCTCATTCACATGCCTAATACCGCAGCAGGAATACCCGTTTGCTGCATACATGGACGGCTTTAAACCTGCGTCTTTTTTCCTTGATGCATTCGAGGAACTGAAAGAACGAGAAGAACCATTCCAGTTCATAGTGTCCCGTGTTAAGCCCAATGGCGAACTGCTTTTTGATACCAACCTAACTGTAAGCTTTGAATACAACGTTATTACAGAAAATTGGGAAAACAATGCTTTCGACTTGGAGGTAGAAATTGTTTTAAAAGAGTACCGCCCTTGGATGACAAAGACAGTCGAAATACTAGACCCTTCCCCCAATGCGCCGCAGGACGCTCCGCCCCAAGCTGTAATACACGAAGACAGACCGCCCGAAAATCCCCCGCAAGCCCGTTCTCATACGGTTGTGTCGGGGGATTCTCTTTGGGCAATTGCACGACGCTACTTGGGTAACGGTAACCGCTGGGGCGAGCTTATAGACTTGAACCCACACATAGCGGAACGCAACTTAGGCACAGGTCGGGCGAAGTATACTATCTTCCCCGGGCAAGTGGTCTTACTTCCTAGTTAACGAAGCAAAACTCCTGCGGCTTTAAGCAGTAGTTTTGTGGAGTGGTTTCCGCCAAAGGCGGAAAAACTTCCTAAAATAGAGGTGCAACATGCTAAAAAGCTTTGATTTATACGTCTATAACAACGGCAACATGCAACGTCCTGCCGTTGTAGGCGGTGTAAAATGGGAAACGTGGCGCAGAGGTTCGCCCGGCAAGCTGACCTTTGAAGTAATGCGGGATGCTGCGGCAAATTTTGTAGAGGGTAACCCTGTTAGGTTGGAAATTAACGGCGAAAAAATATTTTTCGGTTTTGTTTTCAGCAAACGGCGGGATAAGCAGCACATCATAAAAGTAACCTGCTACGACCAAATACGATATCTACGCAACAAAGACACCGTTTGCTACGCCGATAAAACAGCATCGGATTTAATCCGTATGCTTGCCAACGAATTCAAGCTGCAAACAGGCGAAATCGCAAATACATCTTATGTAGTACCCTGCCGCAGCGAACCAAACACAAGCCTACTGGATATGATAGAAACCGCCCTTGATTTGGAGCTGGTACATGCCGGCAACATGTTTATCCTCTTTGACGACTTCGGCAAACTAACCCTGCGGAATATCGCCGACATGAAAGTGGACTTAGTGATAGACGAAGAAACAGGCGAAAACTTCGACTACACAAGTAGCATAAACGACCGGACGTATAACCGTATTAAACTGGCTAGGGAAAACGATGAAATCGGAATGAGAGATATCTACGTTGTGCAAGACGGGCGCAACATAGACCGCTGGGGCATACTGCAATACTTTGGCACGTTACAAGAAGGCGAAAACGGCGAAACCAAAGCCGCCGCCCTCCTTGACCTATTTAACGCCAAAACCCGCAAACTCAAAATAAAAAATGCCCGTGGAGACACACGGGTTAGCGCAGGCAAAATGCCTGTTATCGACTTAAACTTGGGCGATATCATCGTCCGCAACCATATGCTGGTCGAACAATGCACCCACATATTTAACGAATCCGAACATTGGATGGACTTAACCTTACGAGGCGGTGATATACATGGCTGATTTCAGCAACTTAATAAATTTAGTGCGCAGAATTGCAAAAGAAACCGTAGAAGCCCACCAACCCAGCGGGTTGTACTTCGGCAAAGTAACTTCTGTTGCACCGATAAAAATAACGATAGACCCTAAACATGTTTTAACGGAAGATTTTATTGTACTGGGGCGGTACATTACAGAATATTCCACCAACCTAACGATACCCGGTGAAACGTGGCACGGCTTGCGTACAGACGACGAATTACTGCTTATGCGAGAACAAGGTGGGCAACGGTACGCTGTTTTAGACTGGGTTAGCCGTGTGGAAGAAGACACCCGCCCCGCATGGATTTGCGAGGGAGAAGTCATTTCTGTTTCGCCATTGGAGATAAAGGTAAACGATTACTTAACCCTCACCGAAGACCAACTGATTTTATGCCACAGTGTCACTGACCATATGGCGTATATGTCGTTCGATAACCCGTCTATCGTGCAGAAAGTAAACATCTTCGACCGTGCAGAACTTGAGCCGCTGCCCGGCAGAGTGCGCCCCGGCGGTGAGCCTCACACATTACGCTCCGACGACATACCGCCGCCAATAGTGGAAACGGTTACTGATATTCAATTCGCAAGAAAGCCGTTTGATGATGAACCTAGGGGGCTTCCTGCCTATCATGAAGTCACGCTGTATAACCGCTTCGAGATAGGCGACAAAGTAATGCTTGCGTGTGAGCGTTCCTTGCAAAAATGGTTTGTGGTGGACTTCACATACCAAACCAAACAAAAGGATGCGTGGTGGATATGATACCTAAAAACAGCGGGCTGTTACAGCAAGACTTTGTTATAGCCGAGCAGCCCACCTACACTTACGCCATGGACAAGGAGAAAAACCACATCCGAGGCAATACCGACAAGCTGGCAGCGATGGAGCAAGCCGTATACAAAACCATTTTTACAGAGCGATACGAGTATGTAATCTATGGGCGAAACTACGGGGTGCAGTTAAAAGATTTGTTTGGAATGCCTAAAACTTACGTAATCCCCGAAATTAAACGACGTATAGCCGAAGCATTGCTTTGGGATAAACGCATAACACGAGTAGATAACTGGGACTTCTCTATTCCTAAGCGTGGCGTTGTAGAGGCATCTTTTCGGGTCGTGACTATTTTTGGGGATATTTTAATGCAAAGGGCGGTGAATTTTTGATGGCAAGATATGCACCACAGCCGCATTTTAGCGGCGAAACATTCGAAGTTATACTACAGCGCATGATGGACAGAGTGCAGCACAGAGATAAGCGAGAGGGTTCTGTTATTTGGGATTCTAATGCGTCTTCTGCGGTAGAATTGCAGCTTATTTATCTTGCGCTTGACGATATTTTAGAGGAAGCCTTTGGCGACAGTGCAAGCCGTGAGTTCCTTATAAGACGAGCAGCCGAGCGAGGCATTGCATCTTTTCCGGCTACACATGCAATACTGCGAGGCGAATTTACGCCATCCGATATTGATATAACCGGGCGGCGTTTTTCTATGCCCAATACAGCGTTGACATATGTCGTGGAGGATAAAATTTCTGACGGCGTATATCAAGTGCGCTGCGAACAGCCGGGAAGCGAAGGCAATCATTTTCTTGGTTCTGTTGTGCCTATTTTAGGCGGCAACCCACGAATAGCAACGGCAGAATTAACGGATGTGCTTATACCTGCACAGGATGCAGAAGACACCGAAAGCATAAGGCGGCGATATTTCGATAGCTTTAACGAGAAAGCATTTGGCGGCAACATTCGGGACTACCAAGTAAATGTGCGAGCCATTGAGGGCGTGGGCGCAGTAAAAGTTACCCCCATTTGGAATGGTGGCGGCACGGTGTTGCTGACGATCTTAGATGTGTTGTACAACCCGGCAACAGAAACTTTGATAGACAGGGTACAGGAGATTATCGACCCGACAGGCGACCATCTGCACGGCGGACAAACCACCGCCTCCCTAGGCATAGGGCTTGCACCCATCGGGCATGTAGTCACTGTGCGAACGGCTGACGTTACAACCGTTAACATCAGCACCGAATTAACCTTTGCAGACGGGTACAATTGGCAGATGGTACAGCCGCAAGTTACAGCATTAATGGAAGCCTATTTACTGGAACTACGGCAAGATTGGGAGAACCAAGATGTTGTAACGCCTTTAGGCTTTTTTCAGAATCCGTTGGTGGTGATAGTAAGTCAGATAAACAGCAGGATTTTGGGCGTGCAAGGCATTACCGATGTACAAAATACAACCATAAACGGGCAGGCTTCGAATTTGGAGATAGAGAAATATTCCGTGCCTATGCCGGGGGCGATTAACATATGAGTACGCCGGTAAATTTAATTGCACGCTTGCCAACCATCATGCAAAAGTATGACGAGATTGTAAAGATAACAGATTCACAAAACCCGGAATTCGATTTGCTTTGGGCTGTTGAAGAATGGATGCGACGGCAGCTTTATATCACCACAGCGGAAGAGTATGGGCTTTCCCGCTATGAGCGGCTGTTAGGAATTGCGCCGTTGCCGGGGGAAAGCTTTGAAGCCCGGCGGAATCATATTCTTGTGCGGTGGAATACGCAAACACCGTATACGATGCGGTTTTTGGTTGGGTTACTGGAAGCGATAACAAACGGCAATTTCGAAATAAATACAAATTTTACAGACTATGAAATGGAAATTGTTTTGTTATCTGCCGATACAAGCTTGTTGCAGGATTTGGCGTTTATCAAACGGCATATTGTGCCGGCGAATATTAACACCTCTATCATAAGGGAAATAACGGCAGAAACTTTAGATGCCACACTGTACGTCGCTGCAATCTTCTCCGGTGTACCCCAAACAACGCTCGCCCAATGGACACCGCCCGGTATGGGTGAGAAGGAAATCACCGCTGCGGTTGTTTCATCAACCGTACAAGAAACAACATTAGACGAATTATAAAGGAGAGTGCCTATGTCAAGGCGTGGTTTTGTAATACCAACCCTCGGTTTCAATCGGCTTACAAGCTTGCTTGCCGGGGAGACATTAGAAATAACACGGGTTATGTTCGGCAGCGGCAAACTAGACGATAGCATAGACCCGTCCACGGTAACCGACCTTGTGCAGCCCGTGGGGGTTGGCACAAGTACGATACCTATCACAAAAGGCAATGTCTGTTCTTTTGTGTTGGAGTTCCGCAATGACCTAAACGGCGGCTTAGAAGACGCCACATGGTTGCAAGAATTTGCCGTATGGGCAAGGACTACGAATATGGGCGAGACGCTCATCTACTATGGAATGCTGGGAGACTTCCCGCAGCCACTATCGCCATTTACCGGTGGTGCGATTGATGTACGTCGTTTTCCGATAGCAATCACACTGACGCAAGATGTGAAAGTCGTATTGGATTACCCGTCCATTGCGTTTATGACGGCAGAAGATGTAGACGAATACTTCCGAAGCATTCTATTGCCTATTGCGCTAAATGACGCTGCGAGACTAATAGCTGCGCATAACATTGCACCGGATGCACATCAAGATATTCGTGCGAAACTAAATTTAGCTGACGGCAGAATTGGGCGACTTGAAGAAATGTTTATATTCAACATAACTGCAAACTCGTTCTTGGTTGGATTCGGCGATTTGACCGACTTAGTTGTTACGGGGGTTTGGAATCAAGCGGCGGAAAGGGTGGAGTTTTAATGGCAAGACGGCTTTCAGATATACCGGTTGGCGGCGTTGTCCAGCTAAGAGAAAACGACGCTTTAGTTGATTTTATTGTTTTAGGCAGAGAGAACCCATCCGCAGCATATGTCGGTTTTAATGGTGGCACGATATTAGTACGGCGGGATGTGCTGCCGAATAGAGCTTGGAGAGGCTCAGGGACTGGGGTAGAATATAACACTAGCGGTGTTCACGCATTTCTAAATGGCGAGTATTTAGACTTAATTCCACAAAACATTAGGAATGTAGCACATCAAGTGCGTGTGCCTTTTAGCACACGTCCAGACACCCAAAACCCTTGGGTAGTACAGAGCGGAAACAACGGATTATTATGCCGTGCATTCCTCTTATCCGGGGTAGAACTCGGCTTCCCCGAAGGCACTGTAGCCCCTGATAACGGTATTCTTCCAGCCAACGAAGGGGTACATTTTAGCTTTTTTAATTCAAACGCACGCCGGCAAGCTACAAGAAATGGAGCAGGAGCGAACTGGTGGACTAGAACACCGACTATTAATATCTCTTGGGCGGTAATAACATTAAATGCAGGCGGAGGTATATCATGGCAGCAACCAACAAACTTGAGTGCTGGTCCTCGCCCGTGCCTAGTGCTGCCAAATACACTTTGGGTAGACGGTAACAATGAAGTACAAACAAATCTACCCCCAACCATCCCACCCTCAATCACAATCCCTGCCACTATCATGGGCAGTGTAGGATTTGCAATTTCATGGCAAGCGTCTACCAGCCCACAAAACAACCTAAACGGCTACAGGGTAGAACGGCAATTAAACAGCGGCGCATGGACGCAAATCTTCCAAGCAAATGTACTCTCTACAACCGACACCGTGCCATTCGGCACAAATACAGTTGCTTACCGTGTACGTGCAACCGACAGCTTTGGCGATATGTCCGGCTGGCAAACTTCGCCTACTCGAACAGTGGTAAATAACCGCCCGCCCGGCGCACCGCCTACAATTACAGTACCGCTTAACATTGTGGGCGGCAGCAATACGACCATCACTTGGGGTGTAGCATTAGACCCGGACGGTGACCCGGTAACATACGAATTGGAGCACAGCACGGATGGCGGCACAACTTTTACACAAATATTCTCAGGTGCGGCCCTATCCTTTACGGATGCTATAACCTTTGGCTGGGTAACAGTTATCTACCGTGTACGAGCCGTAGACCCGCATAATGCATCCTCTGACTGGAGGGTAAGCCCGACACGCACGGTTGATAACACCGTACCGCCTACGATAACGACTTCTGCACCGTCCAACCTTGGGCTGCAAAGCGCAGATTTCGCATGGCAGTATGTCGTCGACCAAGCCGACGGTGAGGTAACGACCGTAGTCGAAGCTATCAACGGAATACAGATAAGGTCGTATACTGCAACGCTCGGTGACACTCAAACGTTTGACGTATCCGGTATACGCTTCATGACAATTCTGAATGGGGCAGTCACCATGACGGTAACTGCAACAGGTTCTAGCGGCAAAAGCGCAACGCTTACAGTTATTGCAGAAAAAGGCGTATACAGCATGTCTATAACGCTTAATAATCCGCTGCCTGCCTATGAATTGATCACTCGCATGGTAATGAATTTTGTCGGCTTCATCCCATCGGACGTAGATTTTCAAATACTCGTTACCAACAATGCAAATGACCATTCGCCCGTGTGGGAGGATATCACTAATGCGGTTACACTTGGCATAAATCATCTATTCGACAACACAACTGCGGCGAATGGTGATGCCTTTAATTTCATAATCACTGCAAGCCGAGGTGCAAGTAATACGGGCGGCTTTATTGCGACTATAGGAGGTGCTTTCGAGTAATGGTTATTCATAGAAGAAAATCACCCGAGCAGGTGGCACAAAGACAACGTGAAGCAGCAGCCTTATCGGCGGCTGCTTTTATGTTTACGCAGGCGGCAGAAGCGGGTGCGCTCGATGCAAATACTGTAGTTGCACATGCTGCGCTTTTTAAGCCGTGGGATAGCAGCGAAACGATAGAAAAAGGCGAAATAAGGCTAGATATAGAAACCGGGCAGCTTTTCCGCTGTACTGAACCTATAATCATAAACCCAAGGACAAAAGCAGTTGCAAAACCGCCATCGGAAGATGCTGTAAAGTGGGAGGCAATAGGATGAGACTTGTTATATTTCTCCTTCTTTTTATCTTCCCCGGCGGTTTATTGCATGAACCGCCGGAACTGTGCGAGCCTATCGCCGCACGCTGCAATACAGAAGCCCTACCTTTTACCACTGCCGAACTAGACATCCTATACCGCATTGCATGGGCAGAAGCCCGTGGAGAAGATGACAAAGGTATCATTCTTGTGATAAATGTCATACTTAACCGTATGGCTCATCCGCAATTTCCTAACACGGTTCATGATGTAGTGTTTCAGCGCAACCAGTTTACACCCGTAACCGATGGTGCATTCGACCGAGCCATACCATGCGATCGTATAGTAGATTTAGTACACCAAGCCCTTTTGGACGATTTATCCAAAGGGGCTTTATTTTTCAACACCACAAGCCTGCGGGAAACCAGCTGGGCAGCACGTAACCGCACATATTTATTTACACATGGCGGACATAGCTTTTATTTGTAGATTGGAGATTATATGAGTGAATATGGCTACAGGGTTTACGAGTACATTGTACAAGCCACAAACAGCGAGCTAATTTTGTTTTTTATCATTC